AAAAAGACAACTGGCCTACATGGTGTCCTACTCCGTTTGACGTAATGACCAGAGGAAACCAAGACAGACAATATGTATATGGTATTGACCCTGCTAGTGAAGTTGACAATTTTGCTTTGATCATTCTTGAGATCCATCCAGAACACCAAAGGGTTGTATATTCTTGGACAACAAACAAAAAAGACTTTCAAGACAGAAAAAGATTGGGTCTGACCACCGTTGGAGATTATTACAGTTTTTGCGTCAGAAAGATACGCGATATGATGCAACTGTTTCCTGCTGTTGCTATTGGTATTGATGCTCAGGGTGGTGGTTATCAAATTGCTGAAGGCTTGCGAGATCCAGACAAAATGAAATCTGAACTTAATGAAGTTCCGATTCTTCCCACAATCACAGACAAAGAAAAGCCTACAGACCGTTTGTCAGGGCTTCATATTTTAGAGCTTGTGCAGTTCGCAAGTGCCGAGTGGGTATCTCAGGCAAATCATGGTCTGCGAAAAGATATGGAAGACAAAGTGTTTCTTTTCCCAAGATTTGATAATTTAACCTTGGGTATGGTCACTCAGGAGGATAAGATCAGATTCAAGAAACTGAAGGAAGAGATTGGGGATGTTGCAGATCTAAAATTGTATGACACGCTGGAAGATGTTATCATGGATATAGAAGATCTCAAAATGGAGCTATCCACTATTATGGTAAGTAGAACAGCATCAGGGCGTGAGAAATTTGATACACCAGAGATAAAGCTTGGTACGGGCAAAAAGGGTAGAATGAGGAAGGACCGTTATTCTGCATTGATCATTGCAAACATGATTGCTAGAACGATGAAGCGACAAATTCCCAATCCTACGTATAATATAATAGGAAGGGCAGCTTCTGGAGGATTCAAAAAAACTGAGGAAACTTCAATGTATGTCGGTCAAGACTGGGCCAAATCTTACGATGCAAGTTGTATAAAAATAATCAGGAAAAATCAATAGGTATTGGTGTATACTACAATAGGTATTCAATACACAATCCTTTTTGGAGAAAATAAAATGGCCTATAACCCACCAGACGAAGGTGATAAATGGGAAGATTTAGACAAAGAATGCAAATGCCATTGTGCTAATTTTGGAGCAGATGACGATGGAAGGGGCTGGTGTTTTGGAAACATCAAATGTGTAGGCGCGGAAAAACTTTCTAAAAGAATTTTTAATGGAGACCCAACCAATCCTGCAAATTTTGTGTATGATCTGATTCAATTAAAATGGTGCTTTTCAATTTTTGAATGTGTTAAGGGAAAGGTTCAGCCAGCAGACCAAACAATTATTGGCGGTCAATGCAAAGGTGAAATATTTATCATTGAAACTAGAAATAGTGATATCTTAGACGACGTAAACAAAGTTGATGGATTAACTATAACAAAGCAACCTTCTAGATTAAAATCACAACACAACTGGTGTTTAGAATTCATGTATAGAGGTACAAATGTTACAGACCCAACAAAAGGAACTACTTACACTTTTGATCCTTGGATTAAGTGTGGTGGAAATGGAGTTGGGCAATCTGAACAGTGTAAAGGTTATTTACAAGCAGCTAAACGAGGATCGGGCTTTGGAGAAAGATACGGCGTTTGCACAAGAAAGGTCAATGTTGGTCAAGAAGACTTTATAGATAGTCAAAACAGTCCCGAATACAAAAAATGGATTCTTAGCTCTGACGCAAAACACGACGGTCAACCTTCAGTTGGTCCTGAATAAATATAAATATAAACATACGGAGAAAATAAAATGGGTTTAGGTGATTATTTACAACCTTTAGGAACAACTAAAATTTCTGATATTGACAGAGAGTGTAGATGTGAATGTGCGACACAAGCCCCAGAAGGGGTCACTACATACTGCATCAGATATGTTGACACATCCACTGATAAATATAGTTACGTTAGAACAACTGGTGATGTAGTAGGAAATCCTACAGGCCAATATGATGAGCTTTATGGTGGTACTTCATGGGAAATAGATGTTTGTATAAATGGTTCTGGTCAGCCCGCTGGAACTGGCGTATGCGCTACTATTGAAGAAAACTGTACTTTGACCGTTGAAGTTATTCCTATGTATGGTACGAGTGGAACCTCTAAGACTATTACAGGAATACCTGTAGACTGTATATCTGTTGGAAATGTATCAACAACTGTTATTGGTAGATTTTCAAATGGATTTACTGGCATCGTTGAAGATTCTGGCGCTGCATATAACATTTTGACCACAATGGTTTGTGTGACTGGAGGAGGTTTTGGATGTGAATCATCAGGAGACCCACTAATATTCTCTGTTCCTCCACAAGTTCACTATCCGAGTGGAGATCCTAATATCAGTGGTATTATTCTTAGAAATACTTCTTTAAGATCTTCATACCCAACGGGTCAAGACTTAGGCCCAGTTTAATTTAAGGAGTTGAACGTTGTCTAATAAAAATCCTAACATTAAAAATCAAAGCGTTACCCAAGGCCCAGCTTATTATAGTTGGGCTACGGATAATCCAGAAGAACAAGCTTTAGCTTTTGATAATTACACAGACGGTCTAAGAGATGCTTCTCATGCGATAGCTCATAATGGCGGTGTGCAAAGAGACTTTAGAGGTCTGACCTCATATGCTGATGGTGGACCCGGTCTCCGCGCCGCCGACTTTGATTGGTTTCGTCCAAATCAGGCAGCGCCCGTAAAGCCTAAAGATATCATATCATTTGCTAGGTTTGCATACAGAAGAATTGGTCTTATCCATAACGCTATTGATCTCATGGGGGATTTTGCAGCACAAGGTATTAGACTGGTACATCCTAATAAAAGAATTGAAAGATTCTACCAAGATTGGTTTTCACAGGTTAATGGTAAGCAAGTCTCAGAGCGTTTGGGAAATCTTCTCTTCAGAGAAGCGAATGTCCCGATCAGGCATTACACCGCAAAAATCAATAAGCGTAAAAGGCTTGAGATGCAAAAAGCCGTAGGCGCAGCGGATATCAAATTCGATTCAGACGATCCCGTAATTTTCAAAAATGAGATACCTTGGAAATATACATTTATTGATCCTCTCTTGGTAGATCCTATTGGAGGACCGATGCACAATCTTACAAACAATAAGATACTAGCATTAACTCTTCCTCCTAGACTCGTGCAAGATATCAAAAATTTGCAAGCAAGCCAAGACCCTGCCGCCAAAGAAGTCCTGACAAAAATTTCTCCCGATATCCTAAATGCAGTCGCAAACAATAAGAATAAAATTATCTTACCGCCCGACAAGACTGATATCTATTACTATAAAAAGGATGACTGGCAATTGTGGGCAGATCCTATGACGTATTCTGCATTTGAGCCTTTGAACCTATACCAAAGATTACAGCTTACCGATAAAGCTGCTCTTGACGGAGCAATGAATAAGATTAGGGTATGGAAGATTGGTAGCTTGGAACATAAGCTTGCACCTACCGCTGTTGCTTCTTCTACTCTTGCAGATATTCTTGGAGCTAATGTTGGCGGTGGTACAAAAGACATTATCTGGGGTCCAGATATTGAATTGTTAGAAACAAGTAGTGATATTCAATCATATTTGGGTGAAGAAAAGTATAAGCCTACGCTTATGGCTATTTACGCAAGCTTAGGTATTCCTCCAACTCTTACTGGTACTTTTGGTTCTAGTGGAACAACTAATAACTTTATAGCCTTAAAGACTTTGGTTGAAAGATTGAATTATGTTAGGAATATTATTATTGAATTCTGGAATGAGCAAATCAGATTAGTCCAAAAGGCTATGGGTTTTAGAAAACCAGCACATGTGGAATTTGATATAATGTATTTGGAAGATCCGGCAGCTATGACGACATTGCTTCTCAATATGGCTGACAGAAACATTATCAGTGACGAATTTGTTCAAAGACATGTCAAGGCTAGACCAGACATTGAGAACAGAAGAATTACAGATGAAAATAAGACCAAGGAAAATAAAGATATGGAAAAAGTAAGCCCTTACCATCAAGTAGATAAAGATCACAGCTTGAAGAAGATTGCTCTACAGACGGGGATTACTAGTCCATCTGAGGTCGGCGTTAAATTAGACAAAAAGAAAAATGGCGAAAAATCTCTTGTTGAGATGAGGGAAGTTAAAACTAATTCTCCTCCAAATCAAGAAAAAGTAGCCCCAGCGCCTCAAGGAAGACCTAAAAATTCTAAAGATCAAAGCACTAGAAAACCAAAGGAATTTACTCCTAAGTTAAAAGCTAGTGCCGAGATCTGGGCAAAGCAAGCACAATCAAAAATATCTGAAATTATTAATCCTGTTATATTGGCCTCTTTTGACAAAAGCTCTGTTAGAAGCCTTAATAACCAAGAACTTAAAGAGCTAGAAGACATAAAATTTGAGATTTTGTGTAATTTAAGTATGGGACAGGATATTGACGAGCAGGCCGTAGCTCTAGCTTCTAATAATACAGATAAAAGTATCCATAAGGAATTCAGCGGTTGGCTTACAGAAGCTTCTGAAATAACAGGTAAACTTAATATTGATCAAGTGCGAGACATGAGAGCTTCGTATTTCGTTCATTATAAAACGAGGTAAAAATGGAAAATAAAATAAAAGTATATAATGTAGAAAAAGACTTGGGCTTAGAAGATCAAATACTAGCCCAATCTTCTATCGCTTTCACTGCCGAAGTAGTTACAGACAAAAGCGAAATAAAAGTTCCTAATGACACTTGGGACGTGTTTGCCCAAGCCTCTGTGGATGACCCTGATCTGTTTCACGTTTACTCTATACTAGTTTCTACTGTATGGAATAGAAACGATGATATTTTTAACAAGGCAGAAGTATGGGCTGCTAGGAATACTCCTAAGTTCAAGCCCACAAACCTTGAGCATGATGAAAAACAGATGGTTGGTGGTATAATTGACAGTTGGCCGGTTGATCTTGATTTCAATTTAATTGCAGATGAAACAGAGGCTTCTGAGCTTCCTGAAGAATTCCATATCTTGGTTTCTTCTGTAATTTATAGGCAATGGCAAGATCCAGAATTGAGAGCTAGGGCAGAACAACTCATATCCGAAATAGAAGATGGTGAAAAGTTTGTGTCTATGGAGTGTATTTTTAGAGGTTTTGATTATGGTGTTATTGCCCCAGATGGAAATAACCACGTTATAGCCAGAAACGAAAATACTGCTTTTCTTACACAACATCTTAGATCTTATGGAGGAGAAGGGATTTACCAAGGACATAAAATCGGAAGGGTACTTAGAAATATTACCTTTAGTGGTAAGGGATTCGTAGAAAGACCTGCAAATCCTGACAGCATTATCTTTGATAGAGATTATAATTTATCATTTGCAAATGCCCAAACCAGTAAAAGTGTATTTTTTAAGGAAAATGGTGTAACTAGTAGTACAGAGAAGCAACTTTATTCTAATGATAATGTTCAGACCTCTAAAAAGGAGAATATAATGTCTAACGAAATTTTGAATGAGCAACTTAAAGAGATGAAAGATGCCTTGGCTGCTGCTCAAGCAGAGAACCAAGAGCTTTCTGACAAGCTTGCTCAAGCAAATGTTTCAGCATATGAAAATAAGATCAAAGAATTAGAATCAGCTATCGCAGAGTTTGAAACTAAAGCTCAGGATCTTGAAACTCAATTGACTGAAGCCACCGAGTCTAAAGAAGCAGTTGCCGCTGAAGCAGCAACTCAATCTGAAGAACTTGAAGCATTGAAAGCAGAAATGCACAAGATGCACGAAGAAAAGAAAAAGAAAGATCGTAAAGATAAAATGGTTGAAGCTGGTTTTTCTGAAGAAGAAGCAGAAGCCAATTACGAAACTTTCGCTAGCATGTCTGATGAGCAGTTTGACGTAATGGTTCAGACTGTTGCTGATATGCACTACAAAAATAAGAAAAAAGATGACGAAGAAGCGATGATGAAAAAGGTTAAGGCTGAAGAAGAAGATTCAGAAGCCCCAGCCGAAGAAGACGCTGAAGCTACAGAAGAAGTTTCTGAAGAAGCAACTGAAGCCACTGAGGAAGAAGTTGAAGAAACAGAAGCATCTGAAGTCGTTGAAGAAATCACCGAAAAAGGTGATGTCGCTGTTTCAAGCGAAGTAGCTGAAACAGAATTGTCAACTGCACGCGCTGGTTTGGATCAGTGGGTGAAAGAATGTATTATCAATAAAAACTAATTTGTTTTAGGGAGAATATAAAATGGCTTTAAAACCAGATCGTGTAGAACATCTAACCGATATTAGTTTCTACAAAAATGATGCAGTTGCAGAGAGAGGTATTATGCTTGCTCATAGTACAGGTGGCTCTGGCGCTGCTATGGATGACGCATTGGCTCAAGTAGTTGATGTATCTGCTTATACTGATGAACCAGCAGGTTTGTTGCTGAATGATGTTGTTAACCTTGACTTGACTCGTCAACACTACAACCAGCACAAAGATGAAGTACAACTCGGTGGCAAAGTTACTTTGCTCCGTCGTGGTACTGTTGTTACTGACCAAATTTCTGGTACTCCAGTTATTGGCGAGCAAGTTCACTTTGATTTGCAAGGTCGTTTGACGACTGCTAGCGAAGAAAACACAAGTGATCAAGTTGGTCGTTGGTTGTCTGTCTTGGACGCTGACGGTTTTGCTAAATGTGAAATCAACATCGTTTAATTATAAAATTTTGGAGAAATTTAAAATGAAAAATTCTTTTGAACATACACCTGAAATGTCTAGCCTGCTCAAGCAGTCTGGTTCATTGCAAAGGGAAGAGTCTTTGGCAGCAGTACAAGAGCTTGCCAAGGCTTTGGAACTCCCTCTTCGTAAAGGTATCATGGATGGTGACATTCTTGGTGGTATCTTTGAAGTAATTAATCTCGCTCCTGGCGCAACCAGCGAATTCCCATTGGACTTCTTGGCTCCAGGATCTGAAAAAGATTTCGTTGCTTACACCATTCCTAATCACGGTCGCATTCCAGAGCGTCACGTAGAAGGCGATTACGTCATGGTTCCAACCTATGACATTGGTGCTTCTATTGACTGGCTCTTGAAGTATGCTCGTGATGCTCGTTGGGACGTTGTTGGTCGCGCTATGGACGTTATGCGTTCACAGTTCACCAAGAAAATGAACGACGACGGATGGCACACTTTGATTTCTGCTGGCGTTGATCGTAACATCTTGGTTTATGATCCAGATGCAGCTAACAGCCAATTCTCTAAGCGTTTGGTTTCTTTGATGAAAGTCGCTATGAGAAGAAATGGTGGCGGTAACTCTAGCTCCATCAATCGTGGAACCTTGACTGACTTGTTCATGAGTCCAGAAGGTTTGGAAGATATCCGTAACTGGGGCGTTGACGAAGTTGATGAAATCACTCGTCGTGAGTTGATCACCACTGAAGGTGGTTTGCTTACCCGCATCTTCCAAGTTAACTTGCATGATCTTGATGAGCTTGGAGATGATCAAGAATACCAAGTATTCTACGAGCAAGATCTCGGTGGTACAATGCCTGCTGGCGACAGCGAAATCGTTGTTGGTCTTGATATGAGCAACAATGACAGCTTTGTAATGCCAGTTCGTGCTGGTCTTCAGATCTTTGAAGACGAAACATTGCATCGTCAAAGACGCGCTGGCTTCTACGGCTGGCAAGAGCAAGGTTTTGCCGTACTTGATAACCGTCGTGTTATCCTCGGCTCCTTCTAATTGTCTTTAAGATAAAATTTATAACCGGTGGTGGCAGTCGCTGCCATCGGTTTTTTTAATATATCAGGAAATGGCGATATGATAAATTTGTATGATAGAGTAAAGCAGGTTACATCTACTTCAGGAACTGGGACGATAACATTAAGTTCTAGCATACCATCATTTGAAATATTTTCTAGTGTGCTATCTGATGGACAAAAAACATATTACGCCATTCAAAATGGTATTCAATGGGAAGTGGGGATAGGAACATATTCTGGAAATACACTTGCCCGACAGCCGATAGACAGTAATAGCGGCACTTCTACACTTATAGACATATATCAAACATCAAATGTATTTATTACATACCCTGCCTCCAAATCAGTTATAGTTGATGATAATAGCATAGTTTCTGGTTCTTATACTGGAATATTATTGCCAGATGGTAATGTCCAAACTATTGCTTTTACTGGACAGCTTCAAGAAACCGTGTCTAATGCTAGTGGTCTAACTAGCGCTGTAACTATAGAGCTTTCAAATCAAGTGACCGGTTCTGCAACATTTACCAACGCTGGTGATACGGCATCTATAAATACTTTCTTGACAGCCGCTTCTATTTCTGGTCAGACAGCTGCATCTTCTATTGCCGCTTCTGATAATTTTATATTGGAAAGAGGCGCTGCGATTCGCAAGGTGCGAAGAGATATACTTGTTACTGGACTTTCTACGCAAGCTGAAGTCTCATTGGTTAGTGGCTATTTACAAGGACAGATAACAACCAATGTAAATGAGATATTAAATAACGACTCAAACATTTCAGATTTACAAACCGCTACAGGCTTATTGGATACTGATGTACAAGAATTACAGACTGCTACAGGATTGCTTGACGCAAGAGTTACAACCAATACAAATAACATAACCCTTAACGACTCAGACATATCGGAACTACAAACCGCAACCGGATTATTAGACACAGATGTTCAAGAGCTACAAACTGCTACAGGCTTGTTGGATGCTGATGTTCAGGAATTGCAAACTGCCACAGGGCTATTAAATACAAGTGTAGCGGCTAATACAGCAGCCATATTAACTAATGATAGTAAGATATTTGATTTAGAAACAGCGACAGGGCTGTTGGACGCAGATGTTCAAACTTTATCGGGTTTAGTTTATGAGCCTTGGATTTTAAATGTTTCTGGTTCTAACGATGCTATTACAAGTTCGCAAACAGTAACGTTTACTGGTATTGGGACTTCTTTCGTATCTTATAATGAAATTACAAATACCGTAACTATTTCTGGATCTCCTCATGATGGATCTGGTGGTGGTGGTGGCGGCGGTGGATATGATTGGAATGTTAGCGTTACCGGAGCTAGTGAAACAATAGCTAGCGGCGATACTGTTGCATTTACTGGGCTAGGAAATAATTCTGTATTTTATGATTTTTCCACGAATACAGTTAGTATATCTGGTGACATAACCACTGTAAGCGGATATCTACAGGGACAGATAACAACTAATCAGAATGAAATATTAAATAATGATAGCAATATATCTGATTTACAAACAGCTACAGGTTTACTTGATACAGATGTTCAGGCTTTACAAACGGCAACTGGACTTCTAGACTCCGACGTTCAAGCTCTGCAAACTGCAACCGGACTTTTGGATTCTGATGTTCAAGCTTTGCAAACTGCAACTGGACTTCTGGATGCCGACGTTCAGGCGCTTCAAACCGCAACTGGACTTCTGGACGCTGACGTTCAAGAACTACAAACCGCAACAGGTTTGTTAAATGCAGATGTAGCCGCTAATACAGCAGCAATATTGACTAACGATAGTAAAATATTTGATTTAGAAACAGCCACGGGTTTACTTGATGCAGATGTCCAAACATTATCGGGTTTGGTTTACGAGCCTTGGTCTATTAATGTAACCGGAAACATAGACGCTATTGCAAGTTCCGAAACCGTCCTCTTTACTGGAACTATTGAAAATACCATTCTATATAGTTCCGCTAGTAATACTGTAAGGGTAGATGCTACTAGTAATTTAAGAACTATCAATTTCAGTGTTGATGGTGGCGGCTCGGTTATTTCCACCGGAGTAAAAAGATATAGTTGTAGAAGTCCATATGCTGGTAATATTACAGGCTGGGAGATAGCTGGCGGTGAAACTGGTATTGTAACTTTTGATATTTGGAAAACAGATTATTCTACCGTTCCTCAAGTAGGAAATTCAATTGTAGGATCTGATTATCCTAAATCTACAGGTTTGCAGTTCACTTCTTCTACAGACACTAGTTTAAGCGGTTGGGATAGAGCTTTTAATTCTGGAGATATCTTCGCTATCGTTATCAATAATGATCTTGAAAACTTTACCCAGATTGATTTCTGTATTAAATATAAAGAGGTATCGCCTGGCGCCACTGGATGGCTACCAGTATAAGGAATATAATATGAAAACAATGCATCAATATAAGTACATATCACAAGCGGCTGAACATAAGTGCAGGCTTGTTTGTAATAATGTAGATGCTTCTAAATTTGATGTAATAGAAGCGGATTATCTGATCGCTTTAGAGGGATCAAATTCTGATCGTGATGATTTATTGGAAAAATTAGATTGTATGAACCAATGGTTTGAAGATCAAATTCCAGAGTATTTACTTGGTGTTCCTGACGATTGGTTAGTAAGTTCGGACCTTATTATTAAACAAGGATTATAATGGCTTATCAACATTATTATAT